ATGCGGTAGCTTTCCGAAACCTTCGATTCGATTTCCTCCAGTCGCGCGCGAAAGGTTTCTAGCGTCCATCCCTCCTTAAGGGTGCAGACTTTCCACCCGAAACCGTCGTTTCTTAGGACTTTCCCGTTTGAACGGATGGAATAGGAAGTTTTGAGCTGATCGAAGCGCGCAAGCTCTCGGCCGTTTTTACTTAGGGTTGCCATAGTTTTGATGCGTTGGGTTAGGGTTAGAAAGAGCAGCAGCCGCAGCATGGCGCATCTTCACAACGGCCGCGCGCATTACGCGTGCCTGTCCAACCGGATGAGGTTTTGACGCATACAAGACCGGATTCTTCCGGCATGTTTCCGGTGCAAGCGTTGCAGTCTATGCGCCAGACACGGCCGCGCTTGGTGACGGTGCCAAGGCCTGAGGGAACGTATTCGTGGCATTGGACGCATTGGCCGGGATAACGGTTGATCATTGGATTGATTGGATTGGATGCTGTAGAGTGAAAGGAAGAGCCAACGCGTGGCTCTTCGCGTTCAACCGACAACGAAGCCGCTTGTGTCGGTTTTTGCTTTGCCCTTGGCGGTCAGGCCAACGACGACACCTTTAGGATCTAGAAAACGAAGGTCGTTTTCGTCGCCATTAATGACCGGAAAACCTTGCCAATGCGTCGGGAGTACTTTGCCGCGAAAGACTACCGCCACGTTACCGCCACGTTTGAGAATTGAGATGCAGTCGTTTTCGTTGGTTTCTGAACGGGAGAATGTTAAGCTGTAGTTTGACGGGAGCTTTCCGTCCAAGAATAGGTTCATTCTAAAATAATTTTTAGTATAGTCGTAAAACTGTACTTTATTAAACGCTTGGATAACCGAGTATCGCTCCCAATTAATGTCTGAAGTACCGTTTAAACGCACCGTTGGTATTGCTTTGGTTTTGAGGCAATTGCTTACAAGTTTTGACACGTTAAGTTTTAATTTTTCAACGAAAGCGTGTTTGTCGGAAACGAAAAGCTTCGTCTTGGCGATTCGTGCCTTTTGAACGCTAGTAAATGCGCCACGTCCGGCGGAATAAAGACAAGCGGCACGACATGCTGGCGACGCGAAAAGACAGACATTGATGACGTTGGAAACGGAAGCTGGCGCAAGGTAGAGAATGCCCGTTCGATAGCCTTTAGACTGTCCTTTGACGGTCTTTGCGTTGGTGTCGATGGACAATAGATTTTTGGTCATGGGTTTTTAGAATTGAGATTTAAAGAAGACGAAGAAGAAGGCGTAACCGGCGACGGCGTAGGCCGTGGCCACGAAGAGGAGGGAAGCGAGTTTGCGTTTCATGGGATTAAATAGCGTTGACGTCACCGAAACGGGCGGGAGCGGGAGCGAAAACGAGATTCAAAACCCAAAGCCCCGCGTCTTCGTCGCCTTCGATTCGTTGATCGTCGCCGAAAATGGTGACTCGATTAGGAAACGTGTCGTAGTCAACGTCCATGAAACGGGAGCGGAGGAGGGCGATTGCAGCGTCAACGCTTTCGAATGAGATGGCGACGTCAACGGGGAGCGCGGTTGCCACGCTATCGGCCACTGCAGTGAGGAGGTTTTCTTTCATGGGTACAGACTAGGGGAGAGATGGGAGAGAGTCAAAGAAAAAGTTTGAAAAAGTTTAGAAAGGGGGAAAAGGCCTGATTTTACAGGGGGAAATGCGTGGTTTAGACAGCGTCAGGATTCGAAGTAGACAGCGTCAGGATTGGGAAGACAGGCCTTGCGAAAGGCTACCTTGGATTGCAAGGTACTAGACATGACAAGTGAGCAGTGGACGAAAGCGAAAAGCCTCTACCTTGCGGGGAAGACATGGAAAGCGATTTCAAGCGACTTGGGATTGAATCAATCAACTCTGCTTTCCAAAGCGTCACGGGAAGGATTGCCCAAGGTGAGGAAGGAATTGCGGAACACTGTTTCCTCTAAAGAAAATGTATCTTTAGAAAGCCTGTCCGCTTTAGTGCGTTCTAAGCTCGCCGCAGACGCTGCTTCTACGCTCGAACGCATCGAAGGTTATTCGTTGGACGGAATCAAAGATGAAAGCGTGCGTGAGACTATTCTGGGCAGCGTGGCGAAGCGTTCCGCGCTGGTGTTCGGCTGGTCGGAAACTGGTGAGCAAGCGAGCGTGAGCATCAATCTTCTCGGATCGATGCCGGATCGAGCGTTCGAAGTCAGTGTCTCGAGTGAACCATCCGACAAGTGAATATAACAGTGTTTGTGCGTCATTAGGCGACTTATAATCAGGATAAGATTAGCTAATGGTGAAAAAGGATTGTTTTCCTATGGATTAAGTAGAGATTGGAAGGACTGGGGGACGGCCCCCTTTGCGGGTGGGCTTCGTTTACGATACCCCCCTCAAAAATTTTCCACCTTTTTGACCATGCTAAATAAAATTAAGATCGGTCAAAAAGTATTTCTATCAACAGCGGAGCAGAAGCTGGCTCATTACGTTGCTAAGAATCGAAATGGGAAGAACCGATATTTCAACGTCACGAATCTGAAGATCAGCGCGGAAGATCCGCATACGGTTGATCTTGAGGGTATTGCTGGCGAGCTGGCTTTCTGTCGCCTGTTCAATGTGTATCCCGACATTGATACCGATCGTGAGCCTCCGCATCCGCTTTACGACGCGGTCATCCCGCCTCCGCCTGGATTCCGCATCGATGTCAAAACGACCAAGTACGACAATGGGAAGCTACTGGTCGATGCGCGCAAGGGAGTGAAGACTGAGGCAGTTGATTTCTATGTCCTGATGACCGGCACTTTCCCCGGCCCGTACACATTCAGAGGCTTCATCGCCAGAGAGCATATCATCCAGCCTCATAAACTTGGCCTACTCTGTGGGTACAAAAGCTACATGGCGGAGCAAAGCGAGCTGACCGACGAGCTTCCCGATCCTCCACTATTCTGATTGACATTGCGGCTATTCGTATGCGTCAGTCCGCGCATCGACCCTAAGCAAGGCGGCGGAATGGTCATCCATCGCAAAACTGTCTAAGCGGCAATGACGCTCCGCAAATGGAGGGTAGGATAATCAGCCATCGTGTGATGGCCAAGATGGCCTACCGTGGCAATCGGTAAATGTCGGTTTAACTCATTTCATAACATGGCTTGTCCTAATGTCTTCAACGCCTTCGCGGTGGCTACTGAGTCGCTCGCGCAGGACGTCTATAAACGCGCCTCGTATCGCTCGATGTGGCTCAACATGATTGAGCGCGGCGAGTATCCTCAAGGTACGGGCTTGACCCAGACCTCGTTCTCCACCACCTCCATCGAGCCGACTGCGGCCGAGGAATGGTCGGCCATCACGCTTGCTTCCGGCCAAACCGGCGATAACGGTGGCGCTTGCGATGTCACCTACAACGACGTTCCGGTCGGCTTCAACACCGTCACCTGGAGTCCTGAGCGTTTCGCCCTCAAAGGTCCGCTCCTGTGTAAGGACGATCTGACCTTCGACCATCGCGTCGAGGCGTTCCTCCGCGTGTATTTGGAGAAGCTCTCCATCCGCGCGCAGCGTTCTTGGGAGACTCGCTACCAGAACATGTTCGCCAAGTATGCCATCAAGGCTGTGGCCGACTCGTCTTTCACTCAGGTTGAGACGATTGTTGCTGGTGTGAATGAGCTGCCCTGGATTCAGACCGGTTCCGCTGGTCAGGCTTTGAATCAGGCTACCTCCGAGCTTACGCAGGAGATGCTCGATGTCGCTGCCGCCACGCTGATCCGCAACGGTGCTACCAACCCCGATAGCTCTGGCTTCATCAGCTACAGCAGCGACGGTCCGGTGTTCCCGCTGTATATCGGTCTGGAAGCCAGCCAGCGCATCGCTCAGAACAATGCCGCTCTGCGTGAGGATCTGCGCTTCGCCGATATGGGCAGTGGCACTGGCGCGGAGTTGCTCAAGCGCATTGGCGCGAATCGGGTTATCAAGAACTTCCGGCATGTGCCGAATCTGTTCCCGCCCCGCTACACCTACGCTGGCGGCAAGTACACGCTTGTTCAGCCGTTCACCAGTGCTTCCGGCACCGGCAAAGGCACGGTGTTTGGTGTCAACCCGAGCTGGGTTACCGCCCCGTACGAAGCCGCGTTCGTCGTCACCCCGTATGTGTTCAAGTCGCACATCGTTCGCCCTGTGAACCGTGTCGGTGATTTGAGCTGGATGCCGACCAACTACATGGGCGAGTGGCAGTGGGTGACTGGTGCCTACAAGCTGGACATCGATTGCGCCGATCCTCTGGAGAAGAAGGGTCAGCACTACGCTGAGTTCATTCATGCGCCGGAGCCGATCTTCACGAACCAGGGCATGACGATTATCTTCCGTCGTTGCACCGGCGCGCTGACGACTATCATCTGCTCGTAATCGGAGCAGCTAATCCTACGCGAAAGAATCCGCAGGCATGGAAATGCTTGCGGGTTTTTTCTTTTACCCTATCGTCGCGTCGGTTAACTCATAGGTTGAATGTCTGTAGTAGCCTCGTTGCGAGGCAACCCCTTATCGGCCCGAAAGGCTGGTAGGGGGTTTTTCGCGTCGCATTAGCCTTGACAGTATGCGCGGCAATCTGATGCTTCCGTCATGCCGAGTTTTACTCTCCCCGAAGGCGTTGAAATTCCTGAGAATCTGAAGGAAGGCGAGGCGTTCCAGACGATGGCGACTATCGTTCTCGGCAAGAACGGAAAGGCTGAGTTCATCGAGATTGATGGCATGGCCATCCCCGGCTACGAGAAGAAGTCGAAGGGCAAGAAGCTGGCTGAGCGTGGGGAGGAGGAGGAGGAGTACGAGGAGGAGGAGGGTGCAGCTCCCGGCGGCGGCGGTTTTATTGCTGAAGTGATGCAGCGCGGACGCGGACCGATGGCCTAATTCAAAAGATAAAAGCGTATGTCCGACATTACATGCACTGAAACAGCGACGTTGCTAAGCGAGGTCAGTCCTCTTGGATGCCGCTCGCCGTGGGAGCGTGAGATGGCGAAGATTGCGCTTCTCAATCGCATCGCGGACGGGGCTGGCACGCCTTCAGCAAATGCGGCATCGTTTGGAAACATCAGGTCGATTGCGGCATCGACGGCAATTATTTCGACCGATTTCGCAATTATCGCAAATTCGACATCGGGAGCGATTACGGTTTCGCTTCCCCCAGCCGCTACGGCAACTGGTCGTATCTTTTTCGTGAAGCGGGTGAATGCTGGCGCGAACAATGTGACTGTCGATCCGTTTGGTGCTGAAACGATTGATGGTGCCGCGACTCATGTTTTGACCGCTCAATGGGCGAGGGTTGAATTTATTAGCAACGGAACAGCATGGTTCCTTGTAGCACACCAATAACATGGCCGACTCTTCCATTGATTGCTTGGGTGCATCCCAGCTTATTGCCGAGGTTTCGGCAACTGGGTGCCGTTCGCCGTGGGAAATGGACTTGCTTGAACTTGCCCTTCTCAATCGGATTCTTCAGTCAAGCGGTGATGGCATTTCAGAATTTCCGTTGACGGCAGACATGACTGCAATTACCGCAGACATGACGAGGATAACAGCCGATCAGACTGAGTATTACATACTGCTCACCGTTGACGTTACAACAATCACCGCAGACTCAACAACAACAACTGCGGATAGAATCAGCATTTATTGACGGAAACACATAACAGTTAAACATCATGGCAAAACAGACCATTAACATCGGCGCATCGCCGAACGACGGAACGGGGACGCCGCTGCGGACTTCGTTCGATTATTGCAATCTGAACTTTACGGAGCTGTACACGGCAACCGGCCCGAGCGGCAACAACATCGTCGTACCGGGAACCGCCACCATCAGCGGCGATCTGACGGTGGATACCTCGACGCTGAAGGTTGATAGCGCGAACAATCGGGTGGGTATTGGTACGGCGAGTCCTAGCAATAGTTTGGACGTTATTGGATCAGGAGCGCAAACCGTGCGCGTCGGATCTAGCAATGGTGACTTGGCTGTTCTGTCGATGTTTTCCAACGGCAACGCAACTTGGTCGTTGGCTTCTGACTCTGTTTACCGAGTCCGCAGAGATGCAACCGAGCATCATCGGATTGATGCAACCGGCGTAGCCACATGGTCCAACGTCGGCGGTACTTCTGGAACCGCCATGACCCTCAACTCCACCGGACTTGGGGTGGGGGTTGCGAGTCCGGCGTTTAAGCTCGATGTTGCTGGAGGTGCCGGAAGCGGCGTTCGTTACACCGGCAATAGCGTTCAAAACGTACTTGGTGAA